ACGAAGCCATGCCCAAGCGCCAACACTGGACAGAGTGCGGAAGTGTTTGGGTGTTCGTTAAGCAGGATGGAAAGCCTATTGATGACGAGTGCCAATACGACTACACTTCAGAAAAGTGGCGTGATCGCGCTCTGTACTTTGTTGAGAATGTTACTCACTGGAAGCCTCTGCATAAAGGTATGAGTCAATGACAACCCTAATCGCAATCTACCTGGCAGTAGGGTTCTTTTCGTACTGGCCTCTGGTTTGGCATCACGGAATTTACGAAAAGGTTAATGGTGATCAGTCGATCTGGCCTTGGATGGCAGCTTGGGCAGTCTGGTCCGTATGCTGGCCCTACAGATACACAATGAATGCTTGGTATTGGTGGAGGGCTAAGAAGTGAGCTGGATTAATTGCAAAGAAGCGCAACCAGAGAAGGGCGAGCTTGTTTTAGTGTTTCGTCCAGATGCTGCTGAGTATTTCGATCCGCTCGTAAGGACTGCGAAGTTTACCGGTGAGCATTACGCTTGCTACGTGCAGCCTTCTCATTGGATGCGCATTCCTGAATACCCGGAGATTCCGAAATGACCACAATCAACGACCTAGACCAAATCAACACAATGGCGATGATGACCATGTGCGAGCTTGGGTATGCGCGGTATGAGCGGTTTCGTGCCGGGCTTAAGATGGATGATGAGGCTTGCGAGAAGCTGAGGCAGTTTATTCATTCCAATGCTGATCGCGAGCATGAGCTAGAACTACGAATTAAATGCGCTCCGATGTACAAACCTATGGCATACTGATTTCCAGCGGTGACTCCCCTCCCATCGCTGTTACACCTTTAGCCCGTCGTGAACCGTCCGATGGGCTTCTTTTTGCCTATTAAATGGCAGTTTTTACGCAAAACAGGCAGAATATGTGCAGTTTTATGCATGTGGTATCATTTCTGTATCCGGCGACAATGCCAGCGCAGGACCTGAAATCCTGTTAGCTTCCGGATACACCTGTCGCAGTACTCAGGAAACCCCGGCGAGATAGAGTACGGATAGACTCGGCGTAGGGTGAGACGCAGGTGTAATGGACTGGGAGTTCCCGGTCGAGGATTCGAACGCTCCAAGCCTATGCTCAAATAGGAGCGCCATCTAGTTTGTGGAGATAGCAATCATGGTGTAAGGTTTCGGTGAAAGCAGGATGCCGTTAGCCTGCAAAGAATAACCCGGCCCTCTCAGTGAGGGCTTTTTATTGCCAGCCAAAAAGTGATATCACAAAGCCACCGAACTGAAACTGATATCATTAGGTCAAATTAGATACATTCCATAAATTAGACCTTGATGATGTCCAAAATGCCAGAGAAAGACCCGAACAACTGGATCGCCTTGTGGCATAGCATGCCCGACACCGTTCGCGCCTCTATTCTCGGCCTGCTGCTGGCCTTGATTATGGCGTTCAAGCAAGACGGGCGCACCGTTAGCGAGCGAGTAACCGATGTACTCGCAACCCCGATCCTCGTTGTTATCAGCGGATACTCACTCCAATCAATGGGATTTAGTGAGTCACTGGTATTCGTCCTGGCTGGCGTATTCGCTGGCTACGGTATTGGCCCAGTGAAGGCCGTACTAAAGCGCTGGCTAGAAAAGAAAGTAGACGGCGCCTGATATACTAGCCTTCACAATGGAGGCTTTTTAATGGCTAATAGACCAATCGTTCACACAGGGGATAAGACCTCTACTGTCGGGCGCTCAAGAATGTTTGAGACGCCTGATGATTTAATGTCTGCGTGCCAAGAGTACCTAGACTGGAACAGCGCAAACCCTCTGATGGAGGAAAAGCCGTTCTGCTTCCAAGGCCAAATCATCATGGCCGAGATTCCTAAGCCTCGCGCACCTTCCATCGCTGCCCTCTGCACACATCTTGGAATTCATCGCCATACCTGGCAGAACTACCGCATCAGTGAAGAGTTCGACCTTGTTTGTGAAGAGGTTGAGGCACGCATGCGCACGTATAAATTCGAGCGCGCAGTTGCCGGCCTAATGAACTCGACACTCATTGCCCGCGATCTTGGGCTTGTCGATAAGCAAGAGGTTAAGCACTCCAGCGACGGCACCATGACACCTACGCGCATCGAGCTAGTAGCAGGCAAGGAATGAGTACGGCGCAAATCCGCCTACCTCCTAAGATGCTGGAGGTGTTCAAGCATCCTCGCGGATCTGTGCGCTATCGAGGCGCAAGAGGTGGCCGAGGGTCCGGAAAATCATTTTCCTTTGCCAAGATGGCTGCCATATGGGGCGTCATCGAGCCTCTGCGCATCCTCTGCACTCGCGAACTCCAAGCTTCGATCAAAGAGTCATTCCACGCTGAGCTAAAGAACGCGATTGCATCCGAGCCATGGCTTGAGGCTGCGTATGACGTCGGCGTTGACTATCTGCGCGGGAAGAATGGTACCGAGTTTCTGTTCAAAGGTCTGCGCCACAACATCGGCTCTATCAAGTCGCTGGCTCAGATAGACCTGTGCATCGTGGAAGAGGCCGAGGATGTGCCTGAGGCTTCCTGGCAGGCCCTAGAGCCAACGATACGAGCGCCAGGCTCAGAGATATGGGTAGTATGGAACCCGCGTCTTGATGGAAGCCCTGTAGATCATCGATTCGTAAAGAACACCCCGCCGCGATCATGTATCGTGGAAATGAACTATTCAGACAACCCGTGGTTTCCTCTTGAGCTTGAAGAACAGCGCCTGCATGCGCTCAAGACTATGGATAGCGCGACCTATGCGCACATTTGGGAAGGCGATTACCTTAGCCGTACCGATGCGCAAGTGTTCGCCGGAAAGTCGCGTATTGCAGACTTTGAGCCTGGGCCTGACTGGGACGGCCCATACAACGGCCTCGACTTCGGGTTCGCGCAAGACCCTACAGCCGCCGTCAAGTGTTGGATCTTTGACGACAGGCTTTACATCGAGTACGAGGCTGGGCGTATTGGCCTGGAGCTTGACGACACAGCCGCATACGTCAATGAGCGCGTGCCTGGATTCGCCGAGTATGCTGTCCGTGCCGACTGTGCGCGACCTGAGTCCATTAGCTACCTTAAGCGCCACGGTATGCCGCGCATCGAAGGCGTCACTAAGGGCAAGGGAAGCGTAGAAGACGGCGTAGAACACATCAAGAGCTATCAGGAGGTGGTAATTCACACTCGCTGCGTCAAGGTGCAGGAAGAGTTCAGGAAGTACGGATACAAGGTTGACCGACTGTCCGGCGACATCCTCCCCGTGATCGTTGACGACTGGAACCACTACATCGACGCCATCCGGTACGCGCTTGAGCCAGTCATGAAGCTTAAGGCTGCTGGCGGCGTATTCCTCCCAGCCCGCATGCGCCGGTAACTGTTCTCCGGAAAACAGTTGACGCCCAATACGCAAGCAGCTAATGTTCACGCAAATCAAAGGAGGTGTCATGGCCGAACAGATCATTGGAAATGAACAGGCTGCGGTCAAGCCGTGCAAGCGTGGAGGGACGGCTGGCAGAGACAAGTCAGGTCATTGCATATGTGATGCGTGCAAGGAGTTCAACAAGAAAGGCCCTGTAACTGATGAGCAAAGAGCGTATTACGCTGAGTGGCGCAGACAGAACAGGGAAAAATGCGCTTCATATAACAGGAAATGGATCAATGAAAACAAGGAGCAAAGGAAAGAGATTGTCGAAAGTTGGCGATCCAGAAATCCGGAAAATGTTAAGGCTATAAATGCTAGGGCTGGGAAGAAGTGGGCGGCCAATAACCCAGGAAAGCGAATGGCGTCCGTTCGGGCGCGACAGCTATCCAAGATTCAGCGAACGCCACGCTGGGCGGACCTGCAAGAGATCGCACGAATATACGAAGAGTGCGCGAGGGTTACGGTTGAGTCCGGAGTAAAGCATGAGGTTGACCACATTTATCCGCTACAAGGTGAAACCGTAAGCGGCTTGCATGTTCATCAGAATCTACAGATAATAACCAGAACACAAAACAGATCGAAGGGGAACAAAGCATGAGAGTGATTATTGCCTGCGAATATTCGGGAAGGGTAAGAGATGCGTTTCGAGCAAAGGGTCATGACGCATGGTCGTGCGATCTGCGTGAGTGCGAGGGTGATCCGCAGTGGCACATTCAGGGTGACGTGCTTAATATCCTGAATGACGGCTGGGACATGCTGATCGGTCACCCGTACTGCACGTACAACACCCTTGCCGGAATTCGTTGGATGTATCACCCGGAAGACACTCACCTACCAGCGTCTCAGCGTCGTCGTCACCCACAATATCCAGATCGAATGAATCATTTCCTTGAAGGCGCTGCATTCTTCAATAAGCTGATGGGCGCTCCGATTCCAAAGATCTGCCTAGAGAACTCTCAGCCACACGGGTTGGCTATGTCGGTCATCGGCAAGTACGACCAAATCGTTCAGCCGTGGATGTTTGGCGATCCCTTCACTAAGGGCGCTGCATTGTGGCTTAAGGGCCTGCCAAAGCTGGTAGCGACACACGCGAAGACTGACTACGAGAAGATCGTTGCAGCATGCCACCTTGCATCACCTGGCCCTGAGCGTGAGAAAGAACGCAGCAGGACATATCCGGCTATTGCTAATGCGATGGCTGAAAACTGGGGTTAAATAGATTGACGACGAGCCGAATAAATTCAATAATCGGCTCACACAACACGGAGGCGGTAAAGATGAAATACAAGCCATGCAACAAGTGCAGCGCGATTCACGGCAAGGGCAGCAAGCATACGGTCTGCGTACGCAACGGATTTGCTTGGTGTGGGCACTGCGGAACAAAGCTGGAGAGGCCAGAATAATGACAACCAAAAAAGAACGCGAACTGATGGCTGAGATCATTGATCTTGCTATTGATGTTACGTTGACAGGGAAATATTCGATTACTACCAGCTACCTTGGGCACGTTCACGCATTTGAAGTAAGGGTGATTGACAAGGATCTGAAGGTGCATGGCGATCCATATGAATGGGCGCACCTATCTGGCGGCGAGACTGAGCTATGGGACGATAAGCAGGCTATCGAATCACTTCAAGCTCAACTTCACATCGTTAAAACCTACCACCCACAATTCGACGCGGACGGGGTTAAGTTATGAGCATTCAATGGATTCACGATGCAACGCATTGCCACGTTGACTCGGATTGCTTCTACAAGAAAGTTAAAGGCGTCTGGAATCTTGTAGATAGCGATGGCGACTACAGGAGATCAGCGTCTCTGTATAACGGAGAATTGAACGAACTAGACCTAGTTGAGCGCCAGCAACCTAAGCAATGGTCAGGCCCGCAAGATGGGTTGCCACCAGTTGGGACGGTTTGCGAGATTAAAAACGAGCGACACGGTAGAACTGATAAAAAATGGATTACTTGTGAGATTATTTTCTCAAGCAGACATTATGTAATCATCAAGTCATCCGAGCTTGTCGGGCAAGACGAGGCCGTTTGCTTGCCTTCTGACCTGCGATTCAGATCTAAAGACCAACGCGAAACAGCAATCCGCGAGTTCATGGATATCGTCGGGATTGATTGCCGAGTAACTGCCAGTAAAGCGGTTGATGCTGGGTTTAAGCGGGAGGTGGTTTGATGGGGTTCCAAATTGCTTTGACGGGCTTGATTATTGCAATCGTAGGCCTTCTGTTCGGGATGCTCTCATGGTCGCAGCCTAGACAGATTGGCCTTAGTCGATTCTTCGGCTCAATCATGCTGCTAGGTGTATTCACTATTCCAATCGGACTAATCATCCAAATCTGGCAGTAATCATATGTACGCAGAGACATTCGATGATCTGTACGATGCTGAGTCGGCAGCAGATGAACTTCGATACGCTGGATTCACTGTTAACGTAATAAGGCTTAGAGTAGGATTTGCTGTTTTCGCCGATGTATAAACAAAAGGCCCTCTAAACAAGGGCCTTTTTCTTGTGTCCACGATCCATAAACCGTGGACAGTTTAGGTTTGGTGTTTTTTCATTTGTCAAGTTTGCGCTTGGCTCGCTCGATGATTCCGGTGGAGAGCGGGTTTCCTTTGTCGTCCACAAGGACAGATACGGTTGAACACTTGCAGTTGATACTTTGGCCTGACTCAGCCCACCATGCGCGCTGATCTGCTACAGAGTGCAAGGTTCCATGACGAGCGCGGTGATTTGGTCTAGTTGTTGGTGACAAGGCGCTCAAATGGAGTTCGAGTGTCTTGATGCCTAGATCAACCCGCGCAGTCTCAGCCTCGTCCATGCGTGCTTGACGGAAGGCGTTACCAACTTCGGTACGTGCAATCCGCTCGCCACGACGCTGGTTGACTCCAGTACTAGCCGCAATGTCTTTAGCAATCACGCGCGGATTGAGACCTGCAATCATGCCCCTAGTCAATGCGCCTGCTAGGTCAGTCTTTGCCTGCGCAGTGAAGCCCTTCATTAACTCAAACTCTCGCGCACGCAGGAGGCCGATACGCTTGCGGTATGGGGGGCTGTATAGAATTGCATCAAGCGATGGCTTGGTTAGCGCGTACAGTTCGCTTTGCACGGTCAGGTTGGCCGCTTGAACTGCCGTACCCTGGATATAGGCTGGCTCTACATAAGCTCTCATGGCCCACAATTCTTGCTCGCCACCTTCCAACAGGATCAGCTCTGCGATACGCTCAATCTCGCTGTTAATGCCAAGCAAAATCGCCTGATCAAGCTCAAATTGATAGCTCGTGGCATTGTTCTGCATGGCGTTCAGAGTGACTACTGTGTAGTTCTGCTCGCGGAGAATACGCAGAACCTCCTTGCCTACAGCGGCAACACGCCGGTCAAAGTCCTTCATGAATCGTCGTTCACGAGCGTCTTGACCAGTCGCGTCTGCCAAACTGCGGGGTAGAATCGGGCTACCTGCTGCCATGTAAACCTCTAATTAAGAAAGGCCCCGTAGGGCCTTTGATTATTGCACGGTTGCCGGATCTTCTGGCGGGGCGATGTCGGGTAGTGGCGGCAACTCTACATCGTTGTCATATCCACCAACCTCGCGCATCTCTTCAGCCGTAAACACTGGCTGGCCAGACGCAAGCATCTTGCTATTAACGTCAGCCATCTTGACGACGATGCTGATCTTCTCGTCTTTGCTAGCTTCGGTCAGATCGTCCCAGCAAACCGAGTATTCCAGAGTTAGCAGCACACCCAAGCGCATCAGATGATCAACAAACGTCTCGACGTCCGAAGACAGCAGGCTAACCCGACGACCCTGACAGCGCTTATTAAACGTCTTCTGATCCTCAGTAGACGCACGCTCACCAGTCTGATTGCCGACGATGATCTTGGACGGGATGCGGATAGAGGCGCAGAAGGATTGCAGGGATACGTCGAAAGCTGGGATTGGATCGGGAACGTTCGCTACCAGAGGCGTTACAGTAGCTCCCTTGGTGATGATGGTCTGATCTTGCCCTCTGTTCATCCCGGCAGTTACGTCATCAAAAACGTCCTGTAGCTCTGCCTCAGAAACGCCATGAGCCCTTGCGATTGCCGAAAGGTCTACGTCCTTCTCAAAGTTAATGCCCAGTTGTCGGCTAGCGTTCTTCAGGAAGGACTCGCCCGAACCGCCTAGAACCTTCTCCATGTTCACGCAGTCGTTGAAGCCGGCTTGCAGGAATGGGATTCCGTTACGCATATCGCCGATAACAACAACTCGGTCTGGATGCACGGTAATAATGCGACCAGGCTCAGCGTTAAAGTTGTCATTCAGTGCGTTTTCGCAGTACTCAAAGGTCTTTGGCTTGCCGAAGTTAGCATCAGCTGGATTGTCGTACCAAGCAGTAACCTTGATTTGCGCTTCCCATGCAACAATCAGATTGATCAACTGCTGTTCTGACGCCTTACCCACCGGCTGATCCCACTGCTTCGAGTCCTTGAATTGCAGAAGGATGCAGGAGTAACGGCCAATTAGACGGCGCATATCAGCATCGCGGAACTTCTCCCACAGCTTTAGGCGCTTGGCAAGCTTCTTGAATTGCTTCTCCCAAGCCGTAGGAGCTTCGGCACGATCTTCCTCGTCGCCTTCGATAACCTCTGGATCAGTCGACCAGCAGTTCTCGTTAAGCGTCATTACCGCGCCATGAGCAATGCCGCCACGCTCGAACAGGCGATAGTAGTCATTGAAGCAGAGAGCATCCTTGTAGCCGTAGCTGCACCAGGCATCAGGGCGCTTGTTATCAATCCCGCCCATCAGCAGAGACTGGCGGCTCATCACAGCCTGACGCTCGCTCAATGCCGAGTTCAGCGCCAAATCTAGTGCAGGCGTGCGTTTCACAGTCATAAAATAGGGCCTCGTAAATTATCCCTATTTTAGCATTGACTTGATGCTGCGTTGAGGCTAAGGTTTGCGTACTTTAAATGGAGGGCTGGACGGATGAAATTGGTTGAATTGTTGGCACGCGAGATCACTGAATGGCCGAAGGATGGCTACAAGGTTAAATACTGGACACAGGATAGTGATGGCTGGATTGCCTCGTGGGAGGATGACGGCCCGCTAATCTTTACTGGTGACCACTGGAAGAT